AGAACAGCAACTACGAGTCAACCTCGTAACCGAAGCTTACGGAACCCAACTCCCTAACAGGAAGATTCCGCAAGACTACGAAAAATAAGCGTTTACGCTGACACTTTCGTGGTGTATAGAGAAAATAAGAATACGTTAGGTCATTTGTGCTACGAGCTATGGCTCACATTCGGAAAACGACCCCTAGGACACTAAGGATATAAGCATGTCAGATACAGCAGAACAAATGGCATCTGCCTTTGAAGCAGAAGCCAACGTAGCTCCAGTCGTAAATGTGTCGGGCGTTGACGCGCCTGCTGCTACAACACTTGGACTAGAGAACGAGTCAGTTAGAAACTCTAAGTTTTACACTGAAGAGGATCTAGCACGCGTTCGTTCACAAGAGAAAGAAAAACTTTATCCTACAATTGAAGAATTGAAGGCAAAGGTTTCTGCTCTTGAAAAAGAAAAAGAAGAAAAAGCAGCTCGTAAGGCCGCTGAAGTCGCTGAAAAAGAGGCTCAGCAACGTGCTAAGTTGGAAGAAGACCTAGATGCAAAAGGTCTTGTTGAACTTAGGACTCGTGAGTTGCAAGAGCAGTTGGAGCGTGAGCGTCAGGAACGCGAACGTGCCTTCGCTCTTCTGGAGCGCGAACAGAAGTTTGCTGATTTGCAGGCTTATCGCCAACAGATTCTTGAGCAAGAGCGTGACAACATCATTCCTGAGCTACTTGATCTCGTCAGAGGCGAAACCCCTGAAGAAGTTCAAGCAAGCGTTGAGGGTTTGAAAGAACGTTCAGCAAGAATCTTTGAGTCGGTGCAGGAGGCTTCGCAAGCCACTCGCCGAGAAATGGTTGGTACAAAGGCAACTTTGCCACCAGCAGGACCACTCGAGACTAATTCGGAACAACGTCAGTTAACGGCGCAAGAGATTGCGTCAATGTCTATGGAAGACTATAAGAAATACCGTCCTCGTATCATGAGCGAATCTGCTCAAGGTAAGAGTCGTGGATTCTTCGGTTAAACCCCAAACCCAAAACTATAAATAAGGAGTCATAGCTAAATGGCATCAGGTATTACAGGTACCGGCAATCTCGCCGCGTCACCGACAGCGTACTCAGGTACAAACACTCAGCTGACTCAAGCGATTCAGACAATCTGGTCTAAGGAAATCCTATTCCAGGCAATGCCTATCCTTCGCTTTGAGCAGTTCGCAGTTAAGAAGACCGAACTAGGAGTTGCTCCTGGTCTTCAAATCAACTTCATGCGTTACAACAACCTCGGCTTTGCTTCACCGCTAGTTGAAGGTGTTCGTATGCAGACAAACGCATTGACAGCTCAACAGTTCTCAATCACAGTTACAGAGCATGGTTATGCTCTTGCTGTTTCAGAGCTTTTGCTCAATGCTTCATTCGATGACGTAATGGCTTCTGCTTCACGTCTTCTTGGTCGTAACATGGCTATCTACCTAGATCAGCTTTCACGCGACACCCTCTACTCAGCTTCTTCAACCATCTACGGTGAAGACCGCTCAAACGTCACAGCTGTTAACAGCTGGTATGCATACGGCACAGAAGGCACAAACCGTGCTTCTATGACAGGTACATACTACTTGACACCTCGCACCATCAAAGATGCTGCCGAGACACTAGCCACAAAGAACATCCCACGCTTGGGTGAAACTTATGTAGCTTTCGTGCACCCACACCAATCACGTCGTCTACGTGATATGCCTGAGTTCATTGAAGTTACAAAGTATGCTGCTCCAGGTAACTTCATGCTCGGTGAGATCGGTCGTTTGTACGACACAGTCTTCATTGAGACAACACAGGTTCTCAAGGTTGCTGGCGGTGCTGGTACAGGTTACACAGGCGACACAGCTGTTGCTAACCCAGTTGTAGTTCCTGGTGGAGGTTACACAACACCAGCAACATACACAGGTAACGGTGCTTCTGACCGCTACTCAGCTATCTTCATTGGAGATAACGCATTCGGTCACGCAATCTCTCTTCCAGTCGAGCTCCGCGATGGCGGTATTCTTGACTTCGGTCGTGAGCACGCACTTGCTTGGTACTCAATCTTCGGTCTTGGTCTTATTACAGATCAGAGCGTAGTAATAGCCGAAACAAACTAAGTAATCTGTGATAAGATTCTCCTAGTAGGTAACTAGCCTGCTAGGAGGTCTTGTCCACATGGCAGTAAAAGCAGGGTGCCCTCAAGGGCACAAGTACACAGAAGAAAACTCTTACATAGATAAGAACGGCTATACCCACTGCAGAACTTGTCGCTTAGAGCGAATGAGAGAACGCAGAAAGTCAGAGCCAAGAGTCGGACAAGGAACTCATAATTCTTCCAAGACTGAGTGCCCTAAAGGACACCCTTATGATGAAGAGAACACAATTACATATAGAAAGCCTAACGGCAAGTTTGCTAGACACTGCAGGGCGTGCGAACGTCTTAACGGTAAGGTACAGAACGTAAAGCGATATGGGATAACTGTA